CGATACAACTATACAAGCTATACCTAATGCAACTATTATGAATAATGTTTTGTTCATCATTGATTCAATATTGCTCATGTTTTTATTCCTTTCTGAGCAAATATTATTATGATTAATTAACTGTGTCAAATAAAAACCCATCTTTTTTGTTGATTATATACAGTTATAATAATGGATTTTTGGGTATTGCAATAGCTTCTTCTATTTGTTCGTATAGTTTTTTCTTTTTTTCTATATGCTTAATAAAAATAGTTGAACTAAAACGCTTATTATCTTTTTTAAAAGCGTCAGTTATTGCAACAATTAAATTATTATCAGCGTTATTTTTTGCTAATAAATCAGCAATTAAAACATAATCTTTTTTAATCATTTTTTTATCTTTGGTTTAACGCTATTAATAGCCTTTAAATATTGCCTGTTTTTATGCTCAATATAATTGATATTCCAACGCATTAAAACAAAGCCTATTAATAGTATTCCAACAAAGCCTATTAAATATATGATTAATAAAGCAATCATTTTATATTCTCGCTAATTGTTTTTAATAATTCTGTATAGTTTGGAATTACTGTTTTAATTTCATTAAGCGTTTTTGTTTTCAAATTGTTTTCACTCATAGCTAAAACTAAAAACACGCTTAATATTTTATTTTGATTAATTAAACTTGCATTAATTTTATCTAAATTATCGTTTAATCTATTTCTAAATTGTTCGTTCTCTATGCTTTCAAGTTTATTTTTTGTACTCATTTTTTAACCTCTTTAATAAGTTGATAATGAGATCAATATATATGCAAAATTTGCATAGGTCAAGTCTAAGCTATGCAATTATTAGATATCTAATTTTTGCATAGGGTTTGGGGTATGTAAAAACTGCATAGCTAGAGCTGTGAGTGTTCTCTAAATGTTCTAAAAATTAGCACGTGCTAATTCTACTAATAGTTGAATAAAAATAAAAATAATTTAAAAAAAGTTTAATATTAATTTGACGTATCTATTTAAATAACTATTATTCAATTAATGATTTATTTAAAATTAATTATAAAAATTAATGGTAAATCAAATAACAAGGTAAAATAATATGACTAAAGAAAACACAAAAATAGAAGATAAAAATAACGATTTAATGAATACTTTAAAATCAAATGAAGATTTAAAAAAGGTTTTAAAAATTGCATTAAAAACTACTGAAGGGCTTGAAACTTCAGTTCTACCAAAAATAAGTGATGCTTTAAAAAATTTAATTTTAGAGTACAGAAAAATCACTTCTAAAAATACTCAAACTGATGAAAGTTTAAAAGCTGTACAAACTAAGGCTTTAAGAGAACACGCCTATAGTTTGGTTGATTATAATAGACAGCGTGATGGCGTAAATACATCATTTGAAACTTTAGTTGGTCGAGCAATAAAAGCGGGAATTTATTCAGCTGACCACCCTAACGAAATGCAAATTGACACCAAAACAAGTCAAATTTTTGTAATGTCAAAAATAGCAACGCCTTTTATAGTTGAAAAATTAGAGGGGCAAAAAACAAACGCTGTTAAAAAAGAAAACACTAGTGAAAAATTAGTCCCAGTACATACAGGCACAATAGACAAAGTTTATAGAACTAAATACGCTGTACCTACTAGGGCAAAACGAACGCCACAAAATGACGTTGAAAAAATGTCATTTAATAAAGTTGCTGAGTTATTCTTTAAAGATTTTAACAAAGCTATAGATTATGCTGTCAAAAAAGATGTAAGGTATTTTGATATGGTTGATGAAAAAACACATAACTTTTTATCAAATATTTCAGCGTTGTTTAATTCTAAGGCGTATCAAGAATTTAGAAATTTCAGCTTAGATTATAAAGTGGGAATTGATGGCGAATTAGAAAAAATAAGTAATAAGAAATCAGCTTAACACTTAACAACCCTAGCCCCCCCTTAGCTTTGCTTCGGGGGGGTTTTTTATTATCTGTATTAAACTTGATTAATATTGATTTACACTAAGGGTTACTAGGTACAAAATTTCCCCCTATCCCCCCAGATTATAGCTGTTAAACACCAATAACCCCCGAAGATACCCTAGCCCCCCCTTAGCTTAGCTTGGGGGATATTTATTTTTTACAAAATGAATACTTGATTTGACACGGGGATACGCAGGGGGCATGGGGGGTGGGTATATACTTATATACGTAGGCACCAGAAAATCCCTGATGTGACTGTTAACTACCTCTGGGCCAGAATATAGGGGATATTATTCTGATAAAATAGCTATAAATCCCCTGGCCATAACCCTAGGGATCCCCTAGGGGAATCTACGGGTAGGTACTATGTATATACAAAGGCCCCCCAGTGGGTATATTTCTATTATACACCTCATATTCAATTTTGTCAATAGTAAAATTAAAAATAATTTAAAAATAATGCTTGACAAAATTGTAATTCAAGCTATACTATAATAATATAGGCTTAATATAAATCAAAGGGACACACATACTCAGAATATAGCAATATATACAGGGTCATCACTGATTTATATTTAGACAATTGGTACCAATTAACAACTTTAAGGTAAATAATGGCAAAAAATAAAACATACGGACAATCAAATTTCCTGTCTGACTCAGAAAAGGAAAAAAGAACTCCTAAGTTTCTTAGAAGTATCTTTGAAAGTCCAGCTAAAAAATCAGAAAGAGTATCTACAGCTGCTGGTAAAGCTAATAAAGCTGCAACTAGCAAGATGTATGCTGCAGAAAGTATGTTTGATTCTGCTAAAAAGGCAGATAAAGCAAGAAAAGAAGGTATAGCTAAAGCTAAATCTGCAATATCTGCTGCTAAAAGAGACGAAGGTAAAACAAAACCAAGAAAAACTACTCCAACAACTGCTAGAGACAGAGCTAAAACTAGAATTGCACCTAAAGGTAGCATCAAAGATCCTAGAAAAGCTCTAGATGCAGAAACTAGAAAATCATATGAGAAAAGAATTGCTTATATGGAAAAAAGAAAAGCTGAAGGAAAGAATTACTCTAAGAAAAACTTAGCTGAACTAAAGGAAAAATTAAAATAAACATATTTAATATGACATTAGATTTGTCTTTTAAAGAGTTTATGGAGATAATAAATGCAAACAACGGATTCTTCTATAATTCCAAGTCCAAAGAAAAACTTAACCGATATGCAAGAGAAGTTTCTCGAAGTACTATTCGGAGAAGCAAAGGGAGACCCCAAGCGAGCAGCCGAAATAGCAGGTTACTCAAAACATAGTTATCCTAAAGTTGTTAGAAATTTAAAAAAAGAAATTACTGAATTAGCAGAGAACCACTTATCCACACATTCTGCTAAGGCAGCAACAAGACTCACAGATTTGCTAGACGAAGATGGCACAACTCCCCACGCAAACATCCGTCTAGCCGCTGCCACACAATTACTTGATAGAGTTGGTATTGTAAAAAAAGATCAACTTGATATTAATATGAAAGCAGTACATGGTATATTCATACTGCCAGCTAAAGATGGAACCGATCAAGATCAAGAGAAAAGCTAGAACGATTCCATTTGGTTTTAAACAATCTGATAATCCAGATTACATTGAACCAGTTAAAGAAGAATTAGAAGCACTAGAGCAAGCTAAGAAATATTTAAAAACTTGTTCACTTAGAGAAACAGCTCAATGGCTTCACAGAAAAACAGGTAGATACATTTCACATGTCGGACTTAAAAAACGAGTTGAACGAGGTAGCACCTCCGAAACCCAAGAAGAAACCGAAACGACAGAAAGCTAAACAATCTGCCAAACAAATTCTAGCAAGGACTCGTAAGAAAGTTGCAACAGCAGAACAATCTCTACGTTCTGCCAAACGTCACGCAGAAAATGTTAAAAATAAACTGTTAACAATTAACAAAGCGTTAGACGGAAAAGACACACAACTGCTTACAGAAGATGTAATAGATAGTGCTCCTAAGACAATACAAGAGCATGTAAAATCGCAAGATGTAATCTTCAAGCCAAACGGTGGCCCACAGACACAATTTCTTGCAGCTTCGGAAAGAGAAGTATTTTACGGTGGAGCAAGAGGTGGAGGCAAGTCTTATGCCATGCTAGTAGATCCACTTCGATATTGTTCAAAAGCTCACCACAGAGCACTGCTAATAAGGAGGACAATGCCAGAGTTACGAGACTTAATTAGTAAGTCTCAACTATTATACTCAAAGGCATATCCAGGAGCAAAATGGAGAGAACAAGAAAAAGAATGGCGATTTCCCTCGGGAGCAAAGATCGAGTTTGGTTACGCAGAGAACATGACAGACGTTTTACGTTACCAAGGTCAATCATACACATGGATAGGAATAGACGAACTTCCACAATATCCTTCGCCAGATATATATAATTTTTTAAGATCTTCTTTAAGATCAGTTGATAAGGACATACCTGTCTATCTAAGAGCTACAGGCAACCCAGGTAACATTGGATCACAATGGGTCAAAGAAATGTTTGTAGATCCTGCAGAACCAAACACTGCATTTGATATAAAAATAGACACACCTGTCGGGGTAAAAACTATCACTCGTAGATTTATCCCAGCTAAGTTACAAGACAATCCTTATCTGATGCAAACAGATGACTATTATGCTATGCTTGCATCATTACCCGATGTACAGCGTAAACAATTTTTAGATGGAGATTGGGATGCTTATGAAGATTCGGCCTTTCCTGAATTTAGTAAAACAACACATGTGGTTGAACCCTTTGAGATTCCTAAAGGCTGGTATAAGTTTCGTGCTGCTGACTGGGGTTATAGTTCTCCTGCTTGCGTGTTATGGTTTGCTGTTGATTACAATAATAATTTGTGGGTCTATAGAGAGTTATATACTTCCAAAGTTACGGCAGATGTTTTCGCTAGACAAGTCTTAGATTTAGAATCAGGAGAGTATATTCAATATGGTGTACTCGATTCAAGTACATGGGCAAAGAGAGGTGATGTAGGCCCAAGCATTGCAGAGACAATGATACAACAAGGATGTCGTTGGAGACAATCAGATAGATCACCTAAAAGTAGAATTAGTGGTAAGTTAGAGCTTCATAAACGTTTATCAATAAACGATAAAGAACCAGGACTTAGAGTATTTAAGAATTGTAGAAATTTAATTAGAACTATAAGTACTTTACCAACAGATAAGAAAAACCCCGAAGACGTTGATACAAATGCTGAAGATCACGCATACGATGCATTACGTTACGGATGTATGAGTAGACCCATGCACCCCAAATATGCACAAAGATTTAAACCCTTGTTTACCCCTGAGTTTAAACCAGCAGATAACAAATTCGGATACTAATGGAATTACCTACACACAATTATTTTTTATGGGGCCCTTATCTAACAAAGATGAAGGTAGAAGAAACACTATGTGAAAAACTTTTAAGTCATGGAAGAGAACTTAGAACATCACATAGAAATCATCTAGCAGGAAAAATAGATAAAGAATTTAGTTACGATAATTTAAAATATTATCAAAAACAATTTCAACCTTATATAGATTCATGGATACATGGATGGTATAGACAGTTAGGTGCTCATGTTGCAGTTAAAGGAAAGT